GTTACACGTTGGATTAAGCATCTAAAAGAGCTTGGATACTTAAAATATGTACCAATTTATAAAAAAGACTCAAAAGAAGTAGATGAAAGAAGATTATATCCACTTACTAATTCAAAAGAACCCCTAGACAAAAATGTCTATGGGGGTAGACAAAAATGTCCTAGACCCCTAGACAAAAATGTCGAGGATAATATTACAAGTATTAATAATATAAATACTAATAATAAAGAAAACAGTAATAAAGATAATTTTGATTATAAAAAATTTATTGAATGGTTTAATGAATTATCTGATAAGAACTTTAGAAATACTGAAATTAGAGCTAGATTGAATGAAGGATATACAAAAGAAGATATAGCTAAGGTAGTTAGATTTAAAGTAAATCAATGGAAAGATAATACAAAGATGAATAAGTATCTCAGATTTACAACATTATTCGCACCTACTAATTTTAGTAACTATTTACAAGAAGTTGAAGATAATTCCCCTGAACCACAAAAGAAAAAAGAGAAAAGTTCCGCTAAAAGAGAAAAAAGAAAAGACCCTATCGAAGAAAAGATATATCAATATCAATTATTCCTACAGGAACACCCAGATAATGAAGATGTGAGAAAGGAGCTAGAACAACTTGAACGGAATAGAACTGAGAATAGTGGAGACGTTGCTTAATAAACCAGAATTGATTGATAGTACATACATCAATACAGACTGGTTTACTGAAATTAAGTTAAGAAACATTGTTGAAGCAATGCAAGGACTAGATTTACAAGAGAGAACATTGCTCAACATTTTCACTGAAATGAACAACGATGGCAGTGTTGAGTATAAGCACCTTGTAGATATTCAAAGTGGATTTGTAACAAGTGCTAGTTTTGAAAATGACGTTAAATCTCTACACAAGTTATATGCACAACGTGTACTAGAAACAAGTATGGAGATTTATAAACAATATCCTAAAAAGCAAGAACTTGCTAACTTGTCAGAAGCAATTGCTGAGTTGTCTAAAATTGATGAAGCAGAAGATGACGGAAAACTTGAAGAAGCTATCGAAGAATTACAAGACAGGATAGCTTCTGGAAATCCAGTAGGAATTAAAAGCTTTGAAAAATTAGATAATCTGCTTGCTGGCGGTTTATATGGTTCTATGTTGTTCACTATTGGTGCTAGACCTAGTGTTGGTAAAACGGCTTACGCAGTCAATTTAGCATATCAAATTATGAACAAAGATCCAGAAGTTCAAGTTGATTTCTTTACTTTGGAAATGAACAAAAGAGAAATGCTAAGTCGTTTTATCTCAAGAAGTGCCAATGTGGATAGTCAAAAATTAAAGAACCCTGCTAATGACTTAGATTTGATATTTAGCAAAATGGTAACGGCAGGTATCGATTGGGTTAGAAACCATAAAATAAGGATCTATGACAGGGTTCTAACTCTAGGCGGTATCTTGAGTGTAATTAAAAAGAACGCTGCTAAAGCTAAACCAGACAAGTATGTGGCAATAATTGACTACATTGGTTTAGTTAAAGTGAATGGCAGACAAGATAGATGGTTACAGGTAGGTAAAATCACACGAGAACTCAAGATTATCGCTAACGAATATAACATTCCAGTAATTGCACTAGCTCAATTGAATCGTGGAGTAGAAAGCAGACAAAATAAAGAGCCTTTGCTTTCAGATTTACGTGAATCTGGATCAATTGAGCAAGATAGCAACGTTGTAGCGTTCTTGTATCGTCCAGATGATGAAAACAGAGAGTTAGTCAAGTTATCGATTAGAAAGAATCGTGAAGGCTCATTAGGCGACATCAGTTACTACTTCGATGGCAAATATATGTACTTTAAAGAAACTGACGAGGACACGCAATGAGTTACATGGATTACAACCAATTCAAAGCTATCATGGCTGAGAATGGTTATCAGAAATCTAAGGCGGTTGATGTGTATCTAGACAAAGCGATGCACTACCATAGACTAGCTCAAAAAATCGTTGCTAACACTCAAGATAAAGAGCCAGTAGTTAGGCTCAAAATGGAAAAATTTATCAAAAAGTACGATGACGCAAGAGTTGAAGCAGTATGGGACGCTATAAACGTTGCTAAGCTTGAGAAATGTCAAGGTTGGAAATTCATTGAAGATGGCGATGAGTTCATCTTACAACTTCAAATCAAATATCAAGGAAATATGAAACAAGCAACAGAATTTGAACAAAAACAAGTAGAGTTATCCACACTTTATGAACAAGCATACAAGGAGATAAGGCAAAACAATCAACGGTGTTTTTGTAAAGGAAACTGATTTACACAAATAATAAGAATTTTTAAAAGGTGGTAATAAAAATGGCAAGAGTGAAAATTGATTTTAGCATTGATACATTGGCAGAAGGTGCAGGTAAGGAACTAATCGAGCGTGAGTTGAGCGATATTTTTAACAATATCAACGACCCTAACGCTGATCCAACAAAGAAACGTAGCTTAATCGTCAAAGTAGATTTTGTTCCAGATGCAGACTATGACGAGGTTAAAGCGTCAATTAATGTTTCTAGTAAATTAGCTCCAGCAGCACCAGTTACAACCAAGATCATGACTGGACGTGATCTAAACACAGGAATGATTGCAGCTAGTGAACTTAAATCTGGTGTTAAGGGTCAAACTTATATCGATGATAAAGGCGATGTAAGAACTGACACTGGAGAAAAGGTTGAAGATGTTGAGAAAAAGAGTAGCAAAATAATTGATTTACAAGAAAAGAGAGGTTAATAACATGGATTTGACAAAAGAAGCATTGAAATATTTAGCAGAAAATACTATTAAACCTGAAGAAAGAGTAGTAGAAATTGATGGTAGTAATTTTGTGATTGATGAAACTGGTCATTACGACAGAGTTAGACCAAAAGTGTATAACGCTAAAAGTCCACTTGTAATGAGAACATTAACAGGATTAGTCGACTACATCAAATCTAATTTAGAACGTCAAGAATCTAAACTACTTTTACATGTCGAAAAGCCAACTGAAGTAAGTTTATTAGGACTTTTAGCTGAAGATGGTAGTAGAGAATATTTAGCATCTGTTCAAGCGATTGTTCCTGGTTTTTCTTTTAATTCTTTTCTAAATATTGAAGAGTTTAACGTTGCTTTACAATCAACATTCGTTAAAAACAATGATCGTGAAATTTTATTGAAAGTCGTGGGAAATCTCAAAGAAGACAACGTGAAAACAACTGGTGACGATGGTGTAAGTCAAGCAGTTACGATTAAAACAGGAATTGCATCAGCAGCAGATGTAAAAGTTCCTAATCCAGTAACTTTAGCTCCATATCGTACATTTGTCGAAGTCGAGCAACCAGAAAGCAAGTTCATTTTTAGAATGCAAGACGGACCAAGAGGAGCAATTTTTGAAGCTGATGGTGGAGCTTGGAGAAATCAAGCAATCTTAAATATCAAAAAATACTTGGAAAACCAACTTTCAGATGAAATTAAGAATGGGAAAATTACAATTCTAGCTTAGGAGTGTACTTAATGAGTATCAATATCAAATTAGATGAAAAATATTATATTACTGATAATAGTTACAACACGGCTATTTTAGCTAAGAAGTTAGGAATTAATAAAAACGGTAAACATACAGAAAAGAGACGTTATTTTACTGATTTTGGAAGAGCAATTGTAGCATGGGCTAGAGAAACTGGTAAAAGTGGAAAGGAAGTTACAAGTTTTCAAGAAGCCGCTGAAATTTTTGATAAGAAAATAGAAGAAGCTAAGACTGCTATCAATGAATCGTGCAGAATTTCTTACGAAAAAGGTAAGAAAAATGGAAAAGAAGAAATTATCCAAAAGTTTGAAGAAAAACATCACGTTAGAGGAGCGTCAAAATGAACCATATAGCAAAAAAAGTAACGGTTGGTAGTTTTACTTTTGATAGTCAAAAAGAAGCAAATTTCTACCTAAAATTCGTTAAAGAGAGTGGCTATAAGCACAAAGTACACCCTAGCTATGTGATTAAAGATAAAGTTGCTTTAGGTGGTGTGAATTTATCTAGAATCAGCTATACTTCAGATTTTGTAATTTTTGATAATTACGGAAAAATCAAACATGTATATGATGTGAAAACAAGCATTAATACACAATTTGGAGCTGATACTGCTGCCAAGCTGAGATTTAATTTGTTTGCTAGAAAGTACGGTGTTCCTGTTGAAGTAGTAGTACCACGAGCTAATGACTTTAAAATGAAAATCTATGGATTGACTAAAAACGTCAACACAAGACACGAGCGTATCAATCGCAAAGGTAAGCAGATAGTTGAGTTCTATGACGTGATGCAAAGTGTTGATTATGATGTAACGGACTTTATAGGAATTTAAAGGAGACTTAAAAATGGAAAATTAACTATCTTATAGGGGGCTAGAAAATGAGTAAAGTTTATATCGTATCAGATAAAAATCAAAAGCGAATGAAGAATCTCATAGATATTAATATTTTAGAAATCAGAAAAGGTCCAACATTATTTATGACACCTTTTAAAACAAAAGCTATTCAATTAGCAAAACTTTATAAATATAATGCTAACTCAGAAGATGTTGTTATTGATGAATATGAACCACTACATGATATCTTCGTTATCTCAAAATCTTGGACTTTAAAGGAGTTAGAAGATGAAGATAATGAGTAAATTATTAGGTTGGTTAATGATTATTTCAGTTTTTGCAATAGTCATAACATTAGTTTTACAGATATTCTATTTCTTCGATATATTCTTGCTTAAATTGACACTTGCAGAAGCATTTATTGGTATTGTGTCACTTTATTCTAAAGAAAGTATTGATTTAATGATTTTGAAAAAGAAGATTGAAGAAGACGAAAAGAAACTAACGGATAGATTAATAAGCAGATTGGGTGAAGAAAATGAACAAAAATAAAAATACCAAAGCAATGTTAGCAGAACTAAAACAGGAATTTCCAAAAATTTATGAAGTTCCAAATAACGGGCTATACATTATTATTAGCGATGAAATAGGTAACACTTATGAAGATGAGAATTCAAATTTTGATGAAAAAGAAATAGACAAAGTTGATATCATTTATCAAGGTCATAACATTACAGTCTTACCATATTTTATAAACGGTTGTGAAATTCATACTAGATCAGTCAAATACGAAGCTTTAGATGTAATCACTAAAGCTATTGCGATTGTAGGGAAGCATTTGAAAAATATCAACCAAAAGGAGAGCTAGTTATGATGATTATGAATGAAAACATGCTCAATATGCTTAAGGAGCTAGATAGTGAATTTCCAGATGACTTTGGATTACGTGAAGGGCTGAGAATTGACGCTATTGACCTTAAAGATCGTTATGATGATGATATTGATTTTGATGAAGAGTTGCTAGACGAATTGCGAATCTACTACAAAAACAAAACCATACTTATCAAACGATATGACAGAGATAACTGGGAAATCGAAGATGAAGATTATCTTAGATTTTCTGATTTTGAAAAAATTGGAAAAATCCTAAGTATAGTTATGAAACATTTAGGCAGAATCGAGTTAATTTAATTCGGTGTGTAAAAATAGTCTGTTAAAGGAGTGTAAACAATGGAATTGATCGAAGAAATTAAGGAATTAAAAGAGTACAAAGAAAATAATGATTTAACAATCGCAGAATTGGCGAGAAAAATTGAAGCTGATGATACAACGGTTGGTAGATGGCTTAAAGGCGAAGTTACACCTAACTTTTACTCTTTACACAAAGTACGAAACTTTTTAAATGACATCAAAAATTCAGAAGATTTGAAGCCACTAGAAAATTTTAGAGACAAAGTAACTAGAGAGCGTGAACAAACAAAATCAGACATTAACTATCTAAAACAACGTATCAAGGCTTTAAACGATATTGAAGATTTAGACACGTTAGTAACTGAATTGAACGTTACTACACAACTTGGAAATCTTGTGCGTGATGCTCACAACACACCATTTTAAAAGTATAAACAAAGGAGAAATCGATATGGATTATCAAAAGAAAGTAGACATGAAAGAAGTTAAAGAAATACAGAAACAAGCAACTGAAATATCTAAAATCTTGAAAAAAGAAGGCTATGAAGCAGGAGTAATAGCGTTAGGAAAAGGCACAGGAGTCGCAACTAATGTTTTTGGTAGCAGAAAAGACGTGTTATTTACTGTATACACTATTTTGGAAAATTTGAAAGAAGAAGATAAACTAATGCTTTTAGCTATGATTTTAGGTATCAATTTAGGAGATGAGTAAATGAAGATTAATTTTGATGAAGTTGATTATAAAGAAATGTACAAAGTCGGAAATGTTATCAGAAATTCTGACAATATGCTATTCCTTGTTGCTGAAGGCAGTGAATATGGATATGTACTTGTCAATTTAAGCGAAAATATGGTTACTAGAGCTTATGAAACACTTGAAGAATTGTCTGAAAAATTTGGAGAAGAAGACGACACATTGGTCAACGCAGAAATAAACGTATTGTAGGTAGAGATATGATTACAAAAATATTAGATATTATTATAGCAATTACTCTAATAGGTTTAACTATTGAATTATCATCTTCAAAAGAAAGCATCCCTATTAAAGTTATAGCTTTAATGCTGATATGTATATTTTTAACACTAGATAAAATCTCAAGAAAACTCAGATAGGTGTGAATCAAGATGAATGATGAAGAAATGCATAAAATGTATTTAACACATTTTCTTTATAAGAATGGAATTATCGAGCCAAAACCAGAAGTTAAAAAAGACAAGAAAAGTGACAGTGAAGAAGTAAAGATATTTTTAGTAAATGGAAAAACATTATATTTTAACAATGTTTTAAGCACAAAAGAGCTATACGAAAATGGTAGATCAGTTCTTTTAATCAAGCATTTTGATGAAGAAACAAGTAAAAAGAGAATATCGTGTTTTGATTTAAACAAAGAAAATATTATTGGATACTCAATAGATGATGAGCTTTAGAAAGGTGTTGATAAGTTGTGGATAACAAAGTTACTGCAATAGATAGACTAGCTGAATTAATAAAAGAATATGCTTTTCCGTTAGATCCTTTAGTAGATGTTATATGGCGTATATCTTCGTGGCAAGGGAATACAAACGATGATCCTTACTTGTGGCAACAAGTTAGATATTTAGAGAAACTTGTCAGAAAAGGACATGCAGTAAAGAAAAACAGAAATTAAAAGTGTATAGGCTTAGCGTTTGTAAAAGGACGTTAAGTCATAGGTAGTGATATTACTGATGAGCTGCAAACAACAAAATTTATTAGAAAAGGTAGGTGAGCATTTTCCTTTCCTGTTATTTTATACCGTAGCAATTTAGCGGTATTACTACCGAACCCTACTAATTTTAAACACACAACAGTTACAGACAGTAATTTTGTGAGCAAAAAAATTATGAAAGAAGGTCCAAGCCTTCGTAAATTCTTCGTACATTGTCTGTAACTATCAGCCCTGTATTAGCATGATTTGAGACTATCACACGTTTTGAGAGCGTGGCAGGGCTTAGTGAATCTGGCTATTGTTCACTACTTGAAAGCATAGGAAATAGCTACTAAATAATTGAAAGTGAGAGTAATCTCCTTTAAACATTAATTCAACCTATGCTTTGGCTCTATATCTGCAATTCTTGAGTAGTCACTTATTTTTGAGAGTAAGGTAGAGCATTCTAATCGATTAGAGAAAATATTGTAAGGAGATTTATATGCGTGGTAGTAGCGATACTGCTTATGTAGGTGGTTAAAGTATGATTGAAGTTAGAAATAATAGAGATGATAGTCACATTTATGATTATAAAGGCAAGGTGTTCTTTGATGTTGAAGATCCTTTTGGTTATCAACATCATGAAGTTGAAGTGATAGGTGTTTATGATAGAACTGCATCAGTTCGTGATACTGAAACAAATATGACTTGGACAGTTCGAAAAAATGAATTAGGTCTTAAAGAAAAGAAACAGGCTCATAAGTATCCATATCACTTCAACTACAAAGAATGCAAGCGTAAGTGGAAAGGAAAGCAAGATAAGCTTATCAATACAGTTAAAAGTTATAGTGATAAAGGAGCGTTTGAGCGTGGTTTATAATCCAAGAAAATTATCAGTAGTTATCAACGAGAATATCGGTTATTTGATTGAGAGAGAAAAGATAAACAAACAGTATATCTATAGCAATTTAGGAGTTATGAAGATTGTTCATGATCCTAACGCAAATGTTTCACTGGAGAAACTAGAACAGTTAGCAGACCTACTTAATACTAACGTTCCTAATTTGGTTACAGATTGGGAAAAAGGTTCATATCCAGATGAGTATGAGATGTTTGTAAAAGGATATAAGGCAGGATATGACGACTGCAAAAAAGGTAAGAAGTTCAATCCTAAAGGGTAGATAATTTTATGAAAAAAAGAATAGTGTATAAGAACAAGGATTACTTATATGTCAAAACAAAACGTGTTGGTTTAATAGATAAGGTTAAAACGTATGTATCAATTGAATACACACAAGACTTTGACGGAAAGTACACCTATAATATCTTGCTTAGACATAAGATAACATTACTTGCTAAATTACTTATAAGTCTATGTGTGGTAGTAGGTAGTCTACTTGTCGCTTTAATTAAATTAATATTCCTTGTGCTAAGCTTCGATTTTAAGCAAATAGTTGATTTTAAAAAGCACAAAGAAAATGTTATAAATTTGTCTGAGAATGGAATATTTTGATAGGTACTTTGGCAACAGAAGATATTGAAGCAACATATACAACATACAAGCGTGTATCTTCGCTTGATGAGTTAGTAGAACTTGTGAAGTCTGCTGTCAGATTTGAGAAGAAAAAAATAAAAGTTTAAGTATATAAGGAGTGGTTAAGATGATGAAGTTAGGAACGGCAGTAACGATTTTAAGTGAAGTATATAAACCTATAAGCCAATGGTCTGATAGTTTAGAGACACCCAGAGACTTACCTAAGAACAAAACGATACAAGAAGCTTGGTCTGTAGTTGTTAAGTTTCGCAGAAAACACGCAAGGACGCATCGCACCAGTCGTGTTTATCATAGTAAAAACTTTGATAAAATTTTACCACGTAGAGATGAACTCATTGAAGATATCAAAAGTGGTATGACGCTTTGGGAGCTTGATAAAAAGTATGATGTGATTAACATCTATCAGCTATTTACAAGGCTAGATGTTAAGTGGATTTATCAAAGATACGCTTTTCTAAAAAGATGTGTATATGCAATCAAAGATGGTAAAGTTATGGTTTTTGACAACGTTGAAAAGACGTGTAGGCACTTTAAAATTGGTAACACAAATTTTGACAAAAAATACATCAAAAACGGTAAAACACTACAAGGATATAAGCTTTATCGATACAAAGATTTTATAAAAGTTTATTCAGATTATGATGAAGTTTTTGAAAAAATTATCCAGAAAAATAATCTTTAAAAGCATGAATAAAAAGTTCCCCCGTTGTATTATATAGTTACCGATAGTTAACAATTTCTTTTTTTATTTTTAGTTTTCATAACTAAAATCGACTCCTTTTGAGGTTAGTTTTTTATAATTGCAGAGCAGAAGTGCTTTAAGGACTGTAGGGGTTCAAATCTCCACTTCTGCATTTTTCTATGGTAGGTGATTTGGTTGCTCAATATCGATTTTGACAGGACTGTAAAGAATGCGTATAAATTGTTAAATAAGTACAACGATTTAGTGCTACTATCCCACACAGACTACAGTCCAAAAGTTACGGCTTCATATACGCTTGAGATGCACTCTCAAACAAACAAGGTTTCAAAACAAGTTGAAGATATGGTTATGCTACATGTAGATGCAGAGAATGAAGTCTCATGTATCGTCAAAGCTATCAACAAACTTGATACTGAAAACCGTAGACGTTTGTATGACGCTTTTGTGCAAACTGATTTGAACCGCACTGATGTCATGATTAGATATGGAGAAAGCCGTAAATCCTATTATAGAAAGTTAAAAGTTGCCGTTTATAAGTTTGCTTTAGCGTATCAAGGATCAGAGCGATTGATTGAGCAGATTGACGACATCACATCTTAATGCTCATTATGAGTACCTGCTATTAACATATATACTATTATTTTTTTATTCTTCTTAGTTGAGTTCTAGCTTAAAAGTTAGAACTTTTTTGTTTTATATTATACAGTAAATTTAATTGTATAGAGAAACAAAATGGAAACACAAAGGAAACAACTACTATGTTATAATGTAGTATAGATAAATCACGAAGAAGAACTTCAGCACTTTTAACACAAAGTTAAGAGTGCTTTTTTTAATGCAAAAAAATGGTGGTGGTAGTAATTGATAGATATTCAGAAGATTAATGAACTGATTGGAGTAGATGAAAGCTTTAAAGCGTCAGACAAACTATACAAATTACTGATGAGTGATAAAAAGAATGAATTATTTAAATCGTTCTTAGATGTTGAAAATAATCTAACTTACGATTGGTTTACTGATTACTATCAAGAAGAACATTCTGATAGAAAGAAAAATAAACAGGATTTTACACCAGATGGAGTTGTGGAATTAGTTAATCAATTGCTAGGACCATCTAAAGTTATTGCTGATATATGTGCTGGGACTGGTGGATTAACTATCAAGCGTTGGAGTACTAATCGTGATAGTAGTTTTTATTGTGAAGAATTTTCAGATAGAGCAATGCCTTTTCTGTTATTCAATTTAGCAATCAGAAATATTAACGCATACGTATTTCATGTGCTTGTCTAGGAAAGTGAAACATTTGTATAAGTTATCAGTACAAGAACGATTTAGCAAAATAGAGATAGTAGATGAATTGCCAGAAAATAAAGCTGATACGGTGGTTATGAACCCACCTTATTCTTTTACGTGGCAACCAGATAACAAAATGTTAGAACAAGAACGATTTAAACAGTTCGAAGTATTAGCACCTAAATCTAAAGCTGATTATGCATTTTTATTAGAAGGATATAACAAGCTTTCAGATGATGGAACTATGGCTATCATTCTGCCACATGGTGTGTTGTTCAGAGGACAAGCTGAAGGAAAGATAAGAGAACGTTTAATAGAACTCAATGCATTAGATGCAGTAATAGGATTACCTGCTAAATTATTCCTAAACACTGATATTCCAACAGTTGTATTAATTCTTAAAAAGAAAAGAGAACATAAAAAGATTTTCTTTATTGACGCTGCTAAAGAGTTTGAAAAAGGTAAGAACCATAATTACTTAAAGCAAGAACATGTAGATAAGATTATCAAAGCATACAAGGATCGAAAGAAAATAGATAAGTTTAGCGATGATATATCTAGATATCTTATTGAAGAGAATGAGTTTAATCTAAACATTCCTAGATACATAGATACATTTGAACCTGAAGAAGTTCCATCGCTATACGAGATCACTAAAGAGATGCGAGAGATTGATAAGCAAATTGAAGAAAATTCTATTGAGTTCGGTAACATGCTAGATGATTTGGTTGGAACAACGCCAAGCATGGATAAGGAACTGAAACACTTTACCAAGTATTGGAAAGAAAAGTATAGCAAGGATAGAGAAAGGCAGTTGACACTATGGTAGATTTCAGAACTTATGAAGTAGTTAAACTTGAAGATGTTGCTGAGTATGCTAGAGCCAAGCAAGGAAAGATATATCCTGCTGGAACATCTACTCTACAGATATCAGCGACTAGGGGGGGGTATTGGCTTTCTCTCTGAACCAGGATATGTTCACACAAAGAACGTTGCAATTATCCCACAAGCTGGAATAGATCCATTGTATTTTAACATTGCGATGCAACGTAATATAGATTTGTTTATGCATAAGTACGCAACTGGTATCAACATTCAAGAGCATGAAGTAGGCAAGTTTCCTATTTATTTACATGACTATGAAACACAAAAAGCAATCGTATCAATGTTTAGGCAATTAGAACATGAGATGGCAGTTGAAAGAGATACGGTCAACGCATTAAAAGATTTAAAGAGCAACATGTTAAAGAATATGTTTGTTTAGAAAGGCGGTGTATCTAATGGATAATGATAAATTTATTCAGTTATGCAAGGAGAAAGTGGTTGATTACACTAATACGTTTATGAATTTGAATAGTATCGATCGACCAGTACATATCACTACAAGCGATGTGTATGTGGTTTGGTTAAACAGAACGCTGCAAAATAACAAAGCGTTGCTATCAACTACAATTGAAGATGGAATGTACTATGAAGTTACTTACAATGGCGATAAGAACGAACTTTACTTTGATGCTTATAGTCTTGTACATAATGAAGCAATTGAATTAGGTGATTAAACATGAACATTAAAAAGTTGTCGAAATTATTTTATGCCAATGGTTCAAGTGGTGGTAATAAAGGACACTTACCAGAGAAAGGCAAGGGGCCAGCTCCAGTACCTAAAAGACCATTTGGTGAAAGGTTGAGACTTATTTCTGACTTAGCTAACATAGATGAAATGAGAGAAAAAGGAACTCACCTGAATGAAGTATATGATGATATCAAAGGTAGATTAATTGAAAATGCCAGAGAAGGAAGATATAGCTGGTCTATTACTGAATTAGATTTGTTAAACATGGCAGGCAAGCACGATTTGCCAGAATGGTGTGGAATAGAACAATTGCTCATATTCATAAAAGGAAAATGCATGAAAGATGATATACGAGTTAATATTACTGATTATAGACTTGACCTTTATAGGATAGTTGAATTCAGTTGGAATAAGTAATTTTTAAGTGAGGGTTGTGGATGGGTTCGGATAGTAAATTTAAACAACATAAAGATTATTTAATGCAATATCGAAAGATACATACAAAGATAGATAGACTAAGAAATAAATTGAATAGACTTAATGAACGCTATGATTTGAAAGGCGTATCATACTCATCACAACCATCTGGCTCAGTAAAGCAAACTTTAGATGATGTGTTAGCTCAAAAGGAATATATTGAGAACAGGCTTGGAAAACTAGAAGACGAATCATTCAGGATAAGAAATGAAATCCAAGATAAGTTATTAGATTTAGATAACCAACTAGAAGCAGAAGTACTAGACTTGTATTTCCTAGAAAGATATAGCCTAACAGAAATAGCTGATACATTATGTTATTCTGAAAGACAAATTGAACGACTGTATGCTAACGGTATAATGTCAGTATAATGTCATGTTAATGTCAGTGACACAAGGGTATATAGATGCTAAGATATGTATGATGATAGTATACATATAAAGCTATCAATGTCTCCTAGAAATTATTAATATGTTATAAGGCTAGAGAATACTCTAGTCTTTTTATTTGGTAAGGAGTGATAACAATGGCTCAAAGAGTTGTGCTTATGGATGAAAGAGAATTTGATGAAGTGATGAAAGGATTAGATGCATTACCATTCGAAGTAAGTCATACAACAGCAAGCAACGGTAAGTATGTAAATGCCTTGATTACTGTATCTAAATCCAAGGTAGAAGAATCTTTAAAAGCTATGGATTACAATCAATTAAAAGGTAAAGATATTAATTACCATGCTACAGTCAAGTGGGTAGATTAACATGTATGAAGATAAGTACATCAAGTTCTATCATAGCAAGGCTTGGAAGTTAGCACGTAAGCAAGCACTGGCAAGAGACCACTATCTATGTCAAGAGTGTTTGAGGCAAGGGATAGTTAGAACAGCTAATACAGTTCATCATATCATTCCTATTAAAGATGATTTTAATAAACGGTTGAAATTAGATAATCTAGAAACTATCTGCTTGGAACATCACAACCAAGAACATAGAGAGAAACCTAGTGGAGATAAAAATAAGTTCAGGAAATTGAAAGAAAAGAAACGTGAAGTGTTTGTTTTTAAAGCAAACCCAGACTTTAAACTATAGCCCCCCTAGGCCAGAAAAACGCTAGAAACGTTATTAAATCAACGGTGATGACTTTCGTTTACGATAAATTCGTTTTTCAATTAAAAAAAGTAATTCAAATCTGGAAGAAAGGAGTTAATTTTTATGCCACAAGCAGCCAAAAGTGCGATGATGCATTTATACGAAGGAAATCCTAACAACTTAACAAAAAAAGAAATTTATAAACGTAAAAAGAACGAAGAAAAACTAAAAATTTCATCTAATAACTTGAAAGCTCCTTCTTGGTTAGAACCTGGAGCGAAAAAGAACTTTAAACGTATTGTAGAGCTTATGGAACCAACTGGAATTTTATCTGATGTAGACGTGGATATCTTGGCAATATATTGTGATACGTATTATGATTATTTGTCCTATAAACGTAAGATTAGAAAAACAGGTAACATGATTGACGGTAGGGTTAATCCATTAATTAGAGAGAAAAGAAATGCGTCAGCAGCATTAACTAAATATGCTAACATGCTTGGATTAACTCCTTCTGCTAGAGCGTCGTTAGCAATTCATTTAGATGATGAAAGTGATGATGACGATGACTTCTAAAATTTTACAATATAATCAAACTCAACTAGAAAAATGGTGGAATGATTATAGAAAGTCAATGCTAGGTTGGGCTTATCTAGATAAACCATCTCCAGTAGTTCTAACAACATATTACGCTAAGATGGTTGTTGAAGGCGATATTCCAGCTGGTAAAAATGTTATTTTAGCATGTAAACGACACTTAAAAGACTTGGAAAGACAAGGCGACGAAGATTTTCCTTGGGTATTCGATGAAGAAAAAGCACATAGACCGATTAGATTTATTGAGAAAAAATGTAAACCGTCAAAGTCAGTTAATGTTCAATTGATATTCCAGCCCTGGCAACATTTTATTGTTGGTTCAATGTTTGGTTGGGTACATCGTGATACAGGTTTAAGAAGATTCCGTGAAGGAGTTGTTTTTGTTGGTCGTAAGAATGGTAAAACGACATTAGAATCTGGTTTAGCTGATTATATGGCTGGATTTGACGGAGAACGTGGAGCTAATATTTATTTTTTGGCAAACGCTCAATCTCAAGCTAGAAAATTATACGATGAATCTAAAGCGATGATTGAGGCTAGTCCTTATCTAGATAAACGTTTTGTCACAACACGTTCTGAAATAAGATTTCCAAAAACAAATTCTACTATCGTTCCTATGTCTGCTGAAAAGAATAATAAAGACGGAGAAAATGTTCACTTTGCCGTATTTGATGAAATTCATGAATATAAAGATTATTTCTTGATTTCAGCAATGAAACAAGCTAGAGGAGCTAGATTACAACCGTTAATTGTGTATATCTCAACTGCTGGATATGTTTTAGACGGTCCTTTAATGGACTTTATCGACAATGGAAAAGAAGCTTTATCAGACTATGACGCTCATGTTGATGAGAGAACATTCTATTATTTAGCTAGTTTGGATAAAGTTGAAGAAAGCGACGATCCAGAATTATGGATTAAAGCTAATCCTAATCTTTGCTTAATGGATACAGTAAACTTGATATCTGACTACATTAAAGACAAAAGAACTCCTGCTGAATATGCTACTTGGCTGACAAAACAGTTTAATATCTTTAGTTCTACTGATGAATTATCATTTGTAACGATTGAAACCATTAACAAAAACAAGCGTATGATTGATGAAGATACATTGTTAGGACGTTCATGTATAGGTGGATATGACTTATCAGAAACACAAGACTTTACCGCTACTGGCTTAGAATTTAAGTTAGATGACGGTTCAATTTTTTGGAAAATGCAGTCATTTGTACCAGAAGAAAGGGTCAGAATTGATAAGAATCCTGAACGCTTGAAAGAGTGGGAAAAAGCTGGATATTTAACAATCGTTCCTGGCGAATATGTTAATTATGAATATGTTTATAATTGGTTTGTTGAGCAAGCTAAAAAATATAAAATTCAACAAATTAATTATGACCCTAACAAAGCGTTGTTTTTAAATCAGTCATTACAACAATACGGTTTTAACACTAAAGTTGTTAGACAGGGTTTTACTACTTTAGGTGGACCAATGCAAAACATGAAAGAGTTACTATTAGACGGTAAGGTAGTAACTAATAATAATTTGATGTTTAGATGGTACTTGAACAACGTTAAGTTGGTGACAGATAGAAATAATAACTGGATGCCAACTAAACAATCACGTAATCGAAAAATTGACGGTTTTGCAGCATTACTAAACACTCATGAATCGTTGTGGGAAAACCTAAATGTTAAAGAAAAGAAAGCTAGAATAAAATTTGTCAGTCTAAGATAAGGAGGTGATTATTTGGGGTTTTGGAATAGAATAAAGAGTTTGGTTACTGGAAATAAAAAAGCTAGTGGACCAGTTAGTTTGAAAACAGGTAATCCTTTCCCAATTAGTTTATCTGGTTCAACATTACAAACTAACGAAACAGTATTTTCAGTAATTACTCAGTTATCTAATGCAATGGCTAGCATGCCACTAAAACTATATAAGAACTACGAAGAAGTTACAGACAGTGATTTAGCGATGGAAATAAAATACCATCCTAATCCGTCAATGACTTCTTTTTCTTTTATCCAAAAGTTAGAAACAGACCGTAATGAATACGGTAATGCTTATGTACTGATTGAAAGAGATGAATACTGGCAACCAGTTAATTTATATCCAGTATCTCCAACTTGTGTGACAGTTATGCAAAATCAAGATGATAATTCAATTTGGTATAAGATAACCGCTACTAATGAAAATGTTCTTGTATCAGAGAGCAATATCCTGCATTTAAAACACATTTCAGGGTCAACAAGGCTATTAGGAATAAGTCCTTTAGACGTGCTTAAAAATGCCTTAGATTTTGATTTAGCTGTACAAAAATTCAGTTTATCTGAAATGTCTAAGGTGGATAGTTTTAAGGTTACTTATGGTTCAAATGTTGATGATGAGAGTAGAAAAGATGTTATTGATAATTTTAGAGCTTTCATTAGAGACAACGGCGGTGTTTTGTTTGAAGAACCTGGCGTTGAAATCAGTCAACTGCCTAGAGAATTCTTATCTGGTGATTTAATTAATACTGAAAAGATAACTGATACAAGAATAGCTAACGCTTTTAATGTTCCTTTAGCATTTTTAAATCAATCTACTGTTACTAATAACGAAGATTTGATGAGTCAATTTGTACAAAGAACATTAATTCCAATTGCTAGACAATATGAACAAGAATTAACTAATAAATTATTAACAGAAGAACAAAGAAAAGCTGGAATGTATTTTAAATTCAATGTTAATAGTTTGTTGCGTGGTAATGTTCAAGCACGTACAGCATATTATCAAGCATTAAGACGTTCTGGTATCTTAACAACTAATGATATTAGAGCGTTGGAAGATTTGCCACTATCTAAAGACGAGTTTGCAGATAAATTATTCGTATCTGGTGACTTATATCCTTTAGATATGGACCCAGCACAACGAAAGGGGGTGAGTTCAAATGGTAATGGAACCAAAACTGAAGAAACCAATCAAGTATTGGGAAATGAGCAAAACTCAAGATAACGTTGGCGAGATTGCAATTTATGGAGAAATTGTTTCTGACAAATGGTATGACGAAGAAGTTTCTGCCACGTCGTTTAAAGATGATTTAGATGATTTAGGCGATGTAAAGACTATTAATTTACATATTAATTCGCCTGGTGGAAGTGTATTTGAAGGAATAGCAATTCACAATATGTTGAAAATGCATAAAGCAAATGTCAATGTTTATGTTGACGGTTTAGCAGCATCAATTGCAAGTGTCATTGCTATGAGTGGTGACACTATTTTTATGCCTGAAAACTCAATGCTAATGATTCATAATCCATGGACGATTGCAATGGGTAATTCAAAGGAATTACGAAAACAAGCAGACGATTTAGACCGTATTGCTCAATCAAGTATTAAAACTTACTTGTCTAAGTCTAACGGAAAGATTGATGAAGAAACATTAGTTAAATTGCTAGATGAAGAAACATGGTTATCAGCTCAAGAAGCTGTTGATTATGGTTTAGCTGATGAAGTTTTGGAATCAAACAAAGCAGTAGCTAGTTTACCAGGCGAGTTTTTAGAACGTTATAAACACGTTCCAAATCAATTAATTAAACAATCTGCTCCAGGTAATTCGATTAACCGAGAGCGACTAATTGTCAAAGCAAAAGAAAAAATTGATTATGTGAATAATACATTAGGAGGAGTTACATTATGACAGTTACACTTTATGAAAAGAAACAAAATTTAGGAACTTTAGGTTCACAATTAAAGAAAGTTAATGAAGAAATTGCAATGAAAGCAGGAGATCCGACAGTTGCTGATAAGGATTTAATGCAATTACAAGAACAATCAGAATCTTTAGAAAAACGTTATAACATGTTAAAAGAACAAGTAGACCGTGAAGAAGCAGAACAACGTGCTAAATTCACAAAAACAAAAACACCTACTATGACAGCAGAAGAAAAATTGATTCATGCTAAAGCTGAATTTTATCGTGGCCAAAAGTTATCTGCTGACTACAAGCAAGTATTAGGTGATGACGACTCAACAACTCATGGTTCTAAGTTGTTACCAGTAACAATTGCAAATGATATCATTGCTGAACCAACTGATACTAATCCATTACGTGATGACGAATTGGTAACAGCAGTAACAAACTTAGAACGTCCACGTATTGATGTGACAATCGATGATGACTCATTCGTAAACGATCAAGAAGTAGCTAAGGAAATCGGATTAAAAGGTGATACCGTTAAATTTGGACGTAATAAGACAAAACTTAAAGTAGCTATTTCTGAAGCAATCTTGAATGGTACTGATACAAACTTAGTAGAACATGTAAATGCTCAATTACAAGCTGGTTTGGCACGTAAAGAAAAGAAAGTGGCTTTTGCTGAAACAGCAAAACCTGGTGAAGAAGAAATGAGTTTCTACTCAACTCAAAACAACATTAAGAAAGTATCTGGTTCAACTTTATTTGACGCTATTACACAAGCTGCAGGAGATATTGCAGATGAATTTCAATCCGATATTAAAGTTTATATGACACGACCAGATTACTTGAAGATGATTAAAGAATTATCTAACGGTGCCGTATCGTTGTTTGGTAAGGCTCCTGAAGAAATCTTGGGTTACCCAGTTCGTTTTACTGAATTGGCAAAAAAACCAGTTGTTGGTAACTTTAAATATGCTCAACTAAATTACGAAATTTCTTCTGCCTTGTACGAACAATGGAAAGATTACGACAAGGGTGTAAACAACTTTCAACTAACAGCATGGTTTGATCACAAGATTTTACTAGCTAGTGCATTCCGTATTGCTGATGTAGTGGCGTCAAAATAGATTCCCCACAAGGTTCAGGCAATGGACCTGATAGTGGGGTTGCCAAATTTGACCCTAGCGGAGATGTAAAACCAACTGATGCTAATACAGTAACTGAAATTAAAGCATATTTAGATGCTCATAGTATCAGTTACTCATCTAGTGCTACTAAAGTTGATTTATTAAAATTAGTTGGTTAGGTGGTGTAGATAATGGACTTGGGCCGACTAAAAAGAGCAATAGCGATTGATAGTAATGTGTTTGATGATGTACTTACATTGTGTTTGAACGCTGCTGAATCTAAAGTACAAAATTCGATTGGTACTAAGTATCCAGATTTCTATGCTGATAATTATTTATATGATTTAGCAGTCATTCAATTAGCAGACCATTATTTCAAAAATCGTTCCGCTACAACTCAAAAAGGTGAAGTTTCTATTTTGTATGGTGTTAATGAAATAATTCTGCAATTAAAGCCACTTTATCGAATTTATGCTCAAAAACAAGAAATGAGTGATGAAAATGATAGCTGAAACTGGAGATTTGACAGAAATTATTAAGATTGTACGTCCAAGAGTTCCAAAAGTTGATGAATATGGTGATGAAATAGCAACAGAAGATGAAATAACTTATCCAATGTTGTTTGCGATGCTGAGAAGCAAAAATGCTAATGACGTTGAAAAAAACTTATCCACGTTATCAACATCAGCACAATTTGTAATCAGACATAGATTCCAAAACGAGCCTAAAATCACAACTGATATGGAGTTAATCCATAACAACGAGCGTTATAAGATTAATGATTTTAACATTGACACTCAATATAAAAAATGGGACGTCATTATTTGTCAAAAATCGTTGGAATAGGTGGTGCTTTAATGAGTGATGAGTCATTTAGTATTGATGAAAACATTACTATTGAGCTAAAAAAATTAGGTGAAAAAGGTAGTAGAATTTCACGAAAAGCGGTTCGAAAAGCAATACCTATTTTTGAAGAAGCTTTAAAGAAAAATACACCTTATGAAACAGTTAGTGATCGTTCTTGGAAAGCTCAAAGACGAATGGATGAAAAAACAGGTAAGAAGTCTGAATTTAAACATATGAGAGATGATATCCAACTTAGTGGTATCGATCAGTATGGACACGTCAATGTTGGTTTTGGTGAAGATACTTACTGGCGTGTTCATTTTATTGAATTAGGGACGGTTAATCAGAAACCTAATCCATTTATTGAACGAACAGTTGAAGAAACAAAAGACGATTATTTGAACAAAATGTCTAGCATCATAAGGAGTGAATTAGGTCTATGAGAATTAGCGCTATTGATGTAGGAAATATTGTAAAGACTTTAAATGAATTTGATAACACAAATACGTTTATTATGCGTGAAATTCCACAAACGATTTTAGAAAGTAAAAAGTTACCTTTTGCTCAAATTACTTTCTTAGGTAACAGCCCTTATGATTATGCTAGCAACTTTAAATGTGGAGAATTATCTGAAAGTCAGATAGATATTTACGTAAAAGACAATAAAACAGGCGAAAAATTAACAAATTCAGTAGAAAAAGCACTAAAAAACAGTGATTTTGAAGTGTATTTTACTGATTTTAGTACAAATTATGAGTATGATTTTCAAGTTTTGCATTTGCGTGTAAGACGATATCAAATAATAAAGTGAGGTTATAAATTATGGCAGATAATAAATTTGCAATTGGTACGGTTGGATTCAATCGTATTTTGTTCGGTATCATGGACGACAAAGAACAAGTAACAAAAGTAGTTGCTATTGATGGTAATTCTGGTGGTGCTGTAGAACTTAAAACAAGTGGCTTTCAAGGTCAATCTAACACTGTTTATGGCTCAAACATTGCTTATTATGTATCTGATGCTGGTACAGGTACTGGTAAAGTTGAAATTACAGCCGTTGAATTACCTAGTGATGTAGCAACAGAAGTATTAGGCGATAAGTTAGACAATGGGATTTTAGAAACTTACTCAACAGTAACACAACCATATTGTGCTGTTATTGCTGAAGCAGAAGACCTACAAGGCAAAAAAATGTGGATTGGTATTGCTAAAGCTAAGTTTGCTACTGTTGACGCTGACGACTTAAAAACATCAGAAGATAAAGGTAAAACACCTAATAATGTGTCTATTTCTGGTTCTGCAATTACTAGACGTTCAGATAAGCTAGTTAAAGCTAAGGGTTCTGAAACATCTGGAGCTACATTTGAAACTTTTGTAGCTAAGATGTTCCCTGGATTTAAAGCTGTTGATACTATTACAGAAAGTGCAGTAACAAATCCAGTATTATCTCCTGATGGAGGTAGTCACTAATGATTTCAATTAAACTATATGATTCAGAAACAGATAAGGTAAATTACTATGAACAACGTAAGATTAACTTTGGAAAAATTAAGAAAATTCTTGATTTTAATAAAGATATTGAAGAAAAATCAGCACGCTTACGTATTTTAGAAGATAAATTAACAAATGGTGTTGTCTTAACAAAACCAGAAGAAAAAGAATTTGTTTCTTTATCTGGCGAAAATGAAGTTGGTATGTTAGAACCAATGATTGATATTGTAGTTGATTTATTCAATAATCCTAACGTCACCAAAGAAGCTATTTATAATGGCTTAGATTTACAAGATGGTGTTGAAACATTACGTACAATCATGAGCGATGCAATGGGTGGAGCTAATAAAGACAACTCAAAAAAATAACATCGTCCGAAGCACTTGAGACTTTAGATGATATAACTAAGCAATTGATGGAAAATGGTATTCCATTTCAAGATATTGAAGATATGGATAGTGAAGCTTTCTTTAAATACTTAGAACGTCAATCTGAAAGTAATAGTAAATTAAGTGCTGAGGAATTTTACAATCAATTTTAGAAAGGAGGAGTACATATGGCAGTAGGTAGACCATTAGGATCAATGGTTGTTTCTTTAGGCTTAGATTCGGTTAAATTTACTGATGGTTTAAAGTCAATCCAAAATCAATTTAGATTAGCTAAGTCTGAAATGCGTGCTAACGTTGCTGAATTAGCATCAACAGGTACAGCTTATGAAAAAGCTAGTGCAAAAGTTGAAGGATTAACGAAAATTATGGACGTTAATAAACGTAAGATTGAATCTCTTAGAGAAACATATCAAAAACAAGTAGAAATGCATGGTGAATATTCTACTTCTGCAATGCGTACAGCCTCCAAAATTAACGATGCTGTTAGAATTCAAGAAAACTATAGACGTCAATTAAATGACGCTAAAGTTGCGATGAATGAAGCCAAAAGGGGAACTGATAGTCTTAGAACATCTTTAGAAACATTGCAAAAAACAACCACCGCTAATATTACTGGTTTGCAAGCACAAGGTAAAACTAATGAAGCTAATTTAGTTAAATATCGTAGTTTAAAAGAAGAGATTCAGCAATATAATCATATTCTTGATGATGAAAAAGCTAAATTAAAAGAGTTGGTTAATGTTAAGGGTGCTGACGCTAGAGAAACTCAGGAGCAAAAAGTAAAAGTCGCTGAGTTAAATGCTAAAATTCAGCAGTCACAGGCTGAATATGATAAGTTGAATAAAACTTATAAGAACGTTTCAATTTCAAGTGCAATGTTAAGAGATCACATGGACAAATTAAAGCAAAGCATGCAATCTATTGGGCGTAATATGACACAATATATTACAGTACCCGTTGTGGGAGCATTTACCATGAGTGCTAAGTCAGCGATGGATTTTGAATACCAATTACAAGATATTCGTAAGGAAGTTGAAGCACAATCAGGTTCCCTTAAAGAAACAGACAAAATCATGAAAGAAATGAGTTCTGATGTTTTAAAGTGGTCTAAGCAATATGGTGTTGGAACTAAAGAAATCAACGAAGGTTTATTCACTTTAATTTCTAACGGCTATAGTGCTAGAGTTGCTTTAGGTATGATGCCTGAATTACTTAAAACAATGACGGCTAATGGGGATAAAACAGGGAAAACAATTGAACTCACTTCTTCTTTAATGGAACAATTTGGATTAAATACAGGTTCAACAAATAGTCAAATTCGTTCTGGTAACTCTTTAATGAACCAAATGACTGAGATAACTCATAAAACGGCCTTAAATTTAGATGATTTAGGAACTATTTCAGCAAATGCTGGTGCTGCTTTGCATGGTATGCATATCAATACTGCTGATTTCTTGACGGTAGCTGGTAAATTACGTTCTGCTGGTATCGACGCTAGTTCTGTTGGTACAGGTTTATCATCTATGCTTACAAGAATAGCTACAGGGACAGGCGCAGCAGCAGCTGATTTAAAGAAATATAATATCGCTGTATACGATAGTCACCACAATATGAGAAGTATGTTAGACATTGTTGGAGATATGAAAAAAGCTTATTCAGGTATGAATGATGAAGAACGTCAGAAATTTTTATATGATGTTATGGGACAAGAAAACATGAAAGTTGGTTCAACTTTGATGAATGCTCATATATCAGATTATCGTAAACTTTCAAAAGAAGTTTCCAATTCAAATGGTGTGGTTGATAAATATAATAAAACTATGAGAAGCACATCAGAGTTTTCTGTTCAAGAATTTAAATCATCGTTAAATTCATTAAGCATTAGTTTAGGGCAAAAGTTATTACCTACACTTACTCCAGTAATTAAAGGATTAACATCTATGGTTAATCGTTTTGCTAAATTACCAAGTCCAGTCAAAAATTCAATTCTTGTATTAACTGGATTAGCTGCAATATTAGGCCCTATGGCAATCGGAATAGCTGCTATAATTACTTCTGTTGGAAAAATAAGAACTGTGATGAACGGTCTAAATATAGCTAAGAAAATAAAAGATATTGCTAATTCATTTAAGTTATTAACAATATTAAATCCTACAACTCTAGGTATAGGAGCTGTTATAGCATTAGGTGCTGCTTTTGTTTTGGCTTATCAGAAGATTAAACCTTTTAGAGAGTTCATTAACGGAATCGGTAAGGGTATCATGAATAGTTTGAGACCAGTGATTAACATGGTAGGAACAATAGGTAATTCATTTAAAAAATTATTTAATGCAATGAAAACATACTTTAGTGAGAATGGATTATCGTTCCTGCAGGCTTTTGCAAATGTATTTAAAGTTGTAGCTATAGCAATTGGAGCATCAATGAGTAGAATTATCGTAATAATTAAAGTTGCTTTAAATCTGATTAAGAATATATTCAGCACAACTTGGGGTAGTATTGAGCAAATCGTTGGTGGGGTATTTACTGCTATTGGTGGACTACTCGAGGTATTTGCTGGTTTATTCACTGGTAATTGGCAACTACTTTGGAGCGGTGTTAAGGATATTTTCAGTGGTATTTGGAATACATTCAAAGGAATCGTTGGCGGTGTAATTAACGTAATCATTGGGATTGTAAACTCTGGTATTGACGGTATTAACTGGTTATTAGATAAATTTGGTGCTAAACAAGTGAAAAAGCTAAGTCCAGTTAAGTGGGCTACTGGTACTACTAGATATTATCCTAATGGTTTACCAGAAACACAGTTAGCAATGGTTAATGATGGTGGTAAACGTGAAGCAATTGTATATCCTAACGGCCAAGTTGGTATGTTCAAAGGTATGAATGTAACAACTATCTTGCCTAAGGGTTCTCATGTTATCAATGGTGATGATACTGAACGATTAGGATTATCAAATTATCCAGATATGCACTATTACGCTAAAGGAACTATTAGCTTTGGCTCAATTTGGAATAGCGTTAAATCTGGAGCTAGCAAACTATGGGATGATATTTCTGATGGTGTTAAATTAGCAAAGAACATTGTAGCTCATCCTATTGAAGCTTTAGAGAGTGCTTTTTCTGGTTCATTAAAGATTGAAAAAAGTGTTCAATTCGCAATAGATACTGCTAAAGGGTTAGGTTCATTTATTATCAAGAACATCAAGAATGGTATTGTTAAGGAAATTAAAAAGTGGATAGACTCTAACGAAGATGAAGGAGATTCTAATTCAACAAGTCCTAAACCAACAGGTAGTCATAAGCATTGGATGGAACAAGCTGGAATACCTAAGTCTTGGTATGAAGATTTGAACTGGATTATCAATCATGAATCTGGTTGGCGAGTAAATGCAACTAACCCTGGTTCTGGTGCTTACGGTTTGCCACAATCATTACCTGGCAATAAAATGGCTAGTGCTGGTAAAGACTGGAAAACAAATCCAATTACACAATTGAAATGGATGTATTCATACGTTAAAGGAAGATATGGCAATGCATCCAATGCTAAGCATTTTTGGCAAACTCATAACTGGTACGCTAATGGTGGATTTGTAACTCAAGAACAAATCGCTCATATTGCAGAAGGTAACAGACCAGAAGCAATCATTCCATTAACAAATCGTACTAGAGCAATGCAAATTTTAGCTCAAGTTCGAGATAAATATGGTTTGTCTGCTGGTAATGTTGTTTTAAGTGGCGGTAAACAAGATAATACAGATTTATCAAGTTTGGAAAGAAAATTTGATACTGTTATCAGTTTACTAGGACAAATCGCAGGTTTAAGTGCTGAACAAGTCAATGCTTTAAAATCTATGAAACCTAGTCAAAATTTTGATAAAAATAAGTTCTATCAAGATATGTTCAGAGACCAAACTATTAGTAACTATATGAATATGTGAGGTGATAATTTTTGGAGAAACTTTATTTAAAGATTGGCAATCAAGATGAATTTGATATTTGTGAGAAAGTTCAAGGACTGCATTTTTTAGGTGACGATTCTACTCCAGTTACTACTAATCAATTTTTAGAAATTAGTGGTGCAGATGGTAGTCAATTTCAATATGCAACCTTTGGCAAATATCAAGTAGTAGCTAATTTCTTTTTAGAATTTAAATCATGGGAAGATTATAAATTGGCTAAACATCAAATAAACCGTATTTTTTCAACTAAAAAATTAATTAGAATGCGTACTAATGTTGAGAGTGCAATTGTTAGATATGTATATCCTAATTTTCCAGAAATTAAACCTATTTCAGATGGTGCTAATAGTTCTACTTTCTCAGTTAATTTTGACAACCCTAGTGGATATCGTTATTCAATTGATAGAAGTGATGAATTATCCAAAGTTCAATATGGTATGTATTTGCTAGATGATATTTATCCAGAATATCATTTTACTGATAAATCCTTTAGAGTTTACAATCCTAGTGATATAGCAATTGACCCTTATCTTGGTAAACATGATTTAAAAATCATTAGTAAGTTTAGTGGTAGTTCTCTAAAAATTACTAACACAACTAATGGAACTAACTGGAGCTACAATAAATCATCTAATGGGAATGAAACTGTTCTACTAGACGGAATTGTAACAACTGTTAATGGTAATCCAGCAACAGTAAATACAGATTACGGTCATATTGTGTTAAATACTGGATGGAATGATATTGTTGTTAGTGGCACGAATAGCAATGATATCACGTTCAGTTTTCCATTTATTTATATCTGATGTTTCAAGGAAAGATTTTAGTTCAAGGGGTTCATCGTGCTGAAAAAGAACCCTTGAATTTATTTGACCCTAAGTCTGTACAAATTCAGTGGGAAGTAAATCAGACTTGGAGCTTACAATTAACTGCATATAATGACGGGAGCTTAGCTTATCAAATGTTGGAAAGTGAAGCTTCTATTTTTTTGAACAATCAAGAATATATCATTAAACAAGTAGCTAATGATTCATCTAGTGGATTAGATAGCGTTCAAGTAACAGCTACTCATGTTTATTTTGAAGTACAAAAAATAAGAAAGTATAAGGATTATGTTGATCCAGAAGATAAGGATAAACAAACAGACGTTAAAGTTTTAAAAGATGATACTGATTCATCTAAATCTGATGATAGCGATAATGCTAAAACTGATACTAGCGAAAAAATAGAAGGCAATACTACAACTAAAGTAACGACTAAAACTACTGATGAAACTCAACAAGATAATCAAAATCAAGTAAGTTATTCAATTCAAGATGTGTTAGACCATTGGTTAAAAGATAATAAACTTGGTTTTACCTATGAAGTGATTGGTAGTTTTGAGAAGAAAGAATTGGAAGAATTACAGGACGGAACAGGAGCTGACATGTTATCTAAGATTTCTGATACTTGGGATAACGCAATTATATATCCAGACAATCGGAAAATTAGGGTATATTGAACAGATAAGTTTAACCTAAATCGTGGTAATAGAATAGATTACTTGAATAATGCAAGTGAGATTAAATTTGGTACTGATTCAACATCATTAACTAATATGGTCTATTGTATAGGCGGGAAATATTCCGTTGAAACTACAACAGAAACCACTACTACCACAACAACTACTACAACAAGTGGTGGTTGGGGTTGGCCTTTTCCTAGCGTGGGAGAAGGAACTTTTATGCAAGTCCAAAGGTTTGGTTATGATGGCGGATATCGTCAAAACGGTTTTCATGATGGATTAGATTTTGGCTCTGTAGATCATCCGGGGCGCGATGTTCATGCTATTCATGGTGGGAAAGTTACAATCAAGTCTTATATGGGTGGGCTTGGTAATTATGTTGTTATTTCTGGCGGTGGATATAATGTTGTTTATCAAGAAGCATTCTCAAGTGCTAGCAATATCATAGTCAATGTAGGAGATACGGTTAAAGTTGGTGATGTTATTGGTTATCGTGATACAGACCATTTACATGTTGGTGTGACTAAAGCTGATTTCAACGTTGCTGTTGGAAAATCATTTACCAATGATGGAACTTGGTTAGATCCACTAGAATTAATTAAGAATGGTCCTAGCGATACTGACACTGAAACGTCATCAGAAACTAACTCAAACTCAAATACTCAAGAATACTATTATTTTGCACCGTTTATGTATCGTGATGAAGAATCTATCAAGAAATATGGTGAGCATCCAGCAGAACCAATTGAAGATGGTAGATTTAAGGATAAAAGCGCAATGATTGAGTACGCTAAAACGAAACTACAACCAGAACCGTCATTGTCTATTGATGTAACAACAACTACTGGCGTTAGACCAATAGCTGGAGATGTCATGCACGTCATGGTTAAGTCACAAAACATTTCAACTAATTTCACTTTGACTGGTTTTACCTGGTATCCGTATTCATATCCAGTTGATAACCCAACATCAATTACATTGAATTCTAATGTTCAAAATATTCTGGATTATCAAAATTCAAGACAAAGACAGTTTAGTAAGGCTATATCTAAATTAAAGAGCTCCACAAATGAAGTAGTTAATAATATTAATAGTTTTAATGAATACGGTGGAAATCAACAGTTGCAAACATGGCTAAATGATTTTGTTGGAGGTTAGGTTATGAATATTTGGGAATGGATAGATAAACTAACAAAAGGTCTACAGAAATTGGATAGAAGAATTACAGTGATTGAGAGTGTGTTATTTGATGATAAGATAAATTCAGATACACCTAAACCACAACATATTGGCAAGATTATTGATGTCTCAGAGTGGCAAGGTGTAATTGATTGGAATAAGGTAATTGCTGATGATGTTACTTTAAGTATTATCAGAGTTCAACATGGTTCTGCTCACCAAGATTTAAAGTACATGGAGAATTTGCAGAAATGTATTTCAGCTGGTGGAAAGTATGCGGTGTATGCATATTTTGCTGCTACATCTACATCAGACGCTCAACAAGAAGCTAGAGATTTTTATAATCGAACTCAAAAGGTTGTCGCAGGTAAGCAACAGCCTATTTTTTATGCAATTGATGTTGAAAGTATTGAGATGAGTGGAGATGTTACTCAGATGAGAGCGGGAGTTGAGGCTTATATGTCACAACTCAATGCTTTAGGTGTGCCAGATAACAAGATTGTGTTGTATATTACTAATCATTTGTACGATAAGTTCAATTTGAATGTAGCGCGTCCTGGTGCAATCTGGATACCAAGTTACGGACAAAATGATGGCACATTGGCTAATAGTTTAAAACCTACACACCCATATGACTTGCATCAATTCACAAGTAAAGGTAGTGTTAAAGGTATATCTGGGAATGTAGATATGAGCGCAGAGCCAAGCGAGAAGTTTAAGGAGTTGATATTTAGTGCTTAGTTGGAATGGCGATATACATGAATTTTTAAATGTATATCAGAAGAATATGACGGACTTTCAAGATGAGGTTAATAGCCATTTAAGTTGGTTGAATGATGATTTGTATTTGGATAATGATTTTAGATTAGCTTTAATTATTCAGAAACTAGATGCAAGTTTTTCAAGGCTTTTGTATAACCAAATTTGTGAGAATACAAGGTTAATCAATATCATTTTGAAGAAGCTGGCAAGCCTAGTAAATGAGTCTGATTACCAAGGATATGATGATTTGGGTAATTTAATAACAGTATCTTATGAAGCATATTTGAATAATAAATTGGAGTTAGATAAGGATAATTTCAATCAGTATTATCAACAACTTCAATTTATTTTGGATAAACTAGCGAAGTTTAAACATGATAATGTTAGTGAACAATATTTGAAAGGTGGTGAGAATTAATGGCAGTAGCGAACAATCAGTATATTAATTTTGACTTATTGAGATATCAAAATGAAGTGCTAGATATTACGAATAAGTTTAAAGGACGTGTTGGAGATACACAAGATTACATTAAGCTATTTGTGACTTCAAACAGTTATCCAGTTGATTTACGTAATATGAAGGCTATGTTTGGTGGTGTGGATCCAAAACAAGTAGCACATAGACACTACTTAGATTTTAGAGCAGACCAAAAGACAGACAATTTAGAACAAGGGCGTTGTACGGTTTATTTTGATGAAAATACATTCAATTATGAAGGCGAATGGACCCAGGCTTATTTTAAATTCATTGATGAAAATGGTAATACAGTATCAACTGTTAATATGAAATTAGTAGCTATGGGAGATCAGGTTTACGCTGCAGTAGGTCAAGTTGCGAATATTACGATAGATGAATTTGATAAAGAATACGAAAAAGTAAGGGAAGCAGGAAAGAAAACTGAAGCTTTATTCAATTCTTTATCTACAGATGCTAAAGCCAAGTATCAAGCTGCATATGATGAGTACAAGCAAGCTATTCAAGAAGCTTATGATGTAATCTTCAACGCCCAAACAGGGCTTAAAGTCAATTATGACAGGTTACAAGAAATGGCTCAACATATTCAAGAAACCTTACGTCAAGCACAATTCCACGATAGACCGTTTCAATTCGATACAGTCGCAATCATGAAGAATTATCTTGAGTTACAAGATGGAGATTTGGCGATTACAAGTGGCTGGGATAGTAAAGACGACGGTCATGGTAATATGTGGCAAGTCCGAGCTAAGAAACGTGATGAAACACCAGATGAAATTAATGTGATTGCTTTACAATCTGGTTATGTAGCAGAGCGTAACTTAAGCATGATTTCAGCGGATAGCTTAGAAGATATTATGTATGGATATTCAATTAAGATTGTACATAATCAAAAAGACTATCCTAAACCAACCGTTTTTTATTATGAAAACGCGATTGGTACTGAAATCGGCGGTTTAGGTGCTGGGTCATTTGGTGAAACTCTAACTAAATTAGTTCCTTGTGAGGCAGAGTATACAAATAATAATTCAGTTGTTGTTCGCATACCACGTAATTTCTACATGGATGCTAAACCATACTACAAGTATGGAGATTGGTATTTAGGGAGTGGTAATAAAACAATTAAGATTAGTCTGGGCAATGTTGATGATAGTGCTGCTAAAGCTGGAGACGGTAAAGGCAGTAGCTATTTATCACATAGCACAGGCTATTTCAATTATCCAACAGCTCCAAGTGATTTAAGGTCAGTTTATGTAAATGACACAACAGAGAGATTAGAGCGGAAATAAACGCAATATCCAAGCTAAAGTCATTAGTGCAGCTAGTGGTAAGAGTACAGTTGAATTATTAGATAGCAGTAACGAATTTTCAGACAACATACAAATGAATAATTTACAAGATGGTAGCTTTGCAGCCTTTAATGGCTACAGGGCTATTTATTTTAGAAAATAAAGAAAGAAGGAACAAACATGGCAATAAATTTTGAACCTATTTTTTCTGAAATGCCAAATGGACCAGAAAAAATTAAAGAGAATTTCGACAAAGTTAAAACTATTGATGATGGAGTAACAGCTTTAAACCAAAAAGATACAGCTAATTTTAAAATTGGTAAATTTATTGGCGGTGGAGCTAGTGGTAGCGTAAGCCTAAATGGTGTAGGGCAAGGAATGCATATAGTTGGTTTATGGGACCAAATGTCAGATAGTTCATGGCCAAAATCTTTACAAAATAGAAAATCATTTTGGGGATCGTTAATACAGTGCGGAGATGAGAGTGGAAATATTGCTACACAAATATTAATTTTAGCAAACCTTGGTTCTATTTATTTTAGATCTTATGTAGATCATACTTGGAAAGAATGGACCAGAATTGATGGACAAAGAGACCAATAGAGGAGGGGAACAGATGTTAATTTTTATTTACGATAAAGAAACAAAAAGATATATGTATCCAGTAAGTGATTATCCAGATAATTATGATTTACCAGCTAACGCTACAGCAGTAAAACCGGTAGATAGTAATGGTGTTGGTTTGTATGATCCAACTTGGAATGAAAGTACACATTCTTGGGATAGTTTGACGGAAAATGAATGGAAGAAGAAATACACTGTTCCAGAAGTCAAACCAGAACCAACTCAAGGAGAACAAGCTGCAGCACAACAAATGTTAGCAGTAGCCGACTTACAAGAAAAAGTTGTTACTCTAACTTCAACAGTGGATAAATTAAGTAAGTCTAATAACGAACTAAACGCAACTTTGGCACAAATTATGTTACAAAACGCAACTAATGCAAAAAATGGAGGTAAATAAAATGAGATATAGCTATGATATTGTAAAACGTTTCTATGATTTAGGATTATTCACAAAGGAAAATGTACAACTTTTCGTAAGAGTAAATTATTTTACACAAGAAGATTACTATAAGATGTTTCCAGAAGATAAGCCTGCTGAAACAACTACATCAACACAACCAACAGTAGCTCCAACAGCTTAAAATAACGAAGGGGTGGGTGGGTAGGAATAGTACAGCGAAAGCAGGTGAGTATATGTGCATTCATTATTAGGATATTCTTGGGCGGAGATAGCGTCTATTCTGGCTGTTATTTCCGTCTTTTTTAGTGGGACATATTGGTTAATTAGGCATGGTGCCAAAGTATTAAATAATGCAATCACTGCTGGTACATATCCGTTGCGGCAGCAATCTCAAGAATTAACCAATACAATCAAACGACTTAATAAAAATTTTGAAGAAGAACATGAAAAATTACAAAGACTAGAGCAGGAAGTAGAGCAACATGATAAAGCTATCATACTTCATGAAGAAAAAATCAAACGGTTGGAGGAGAGAAAATGAAAAAAGTATTATTCGATAAAGACGGTAAGCTAAATCGTAAGACAGTAACATCATTAGTAGTATTGTTACTAGTATTGCTTCAGCAATTATGTGCAATTTTTGGGCTTAAATTTACAGGAGATACGGGACAAATCATGAACCTTGTAAATACAGTTTTAACTATTGGCGGTATTTTAGGTTTAGTTGACGGAACAACAGTTGATGTTGATACAGTCAATACGATTGAACAAACAGCAAATAAAGCTTTAAAACTTGCGAAAATAAGTAATGATACTCCTAAATCTTTAGCAGAAACGATTGATAAGGATGGTAATGTAAAATAGGAGGTAGTATCGTGAAGAAAAAGAAAATATTAATTACTTTAGCAACGTGTGCAGCGTTGCTTTTTTCTGTGCAGTTAAACACTCCAAGTGTTCAAGCAGCTAGAGGAGACCATGGCGTTGATGCAGCTGTTTTCCAAGGAGCAAGCGGTAAATGGGGGTTACACCAGAGATAAATTTATGATATCTCAAATCGGTGGTACTACTACCGGTTGGAATCTATACGACCAATGGACTTATCCAACACAGGTATCTAGTACGATTGCTCAAGGCAAGAGAGCACACACTTATATCTGGTGGCAAAATGTAACTTCAAACAGTCAAGCAGATTATGTATTGAATTATTTCTTGCCAAAAATCCAAACTCCAAAAGGTTCAATTGTAGCTTTAGACGTTGAATCTGGTTATCAGAACACGCAAGCAATTGCTCATGCTATCCAACGAATTAAGGATGCTGGATATACTCCAATGGTTTATGGATATAAGAATTACTTAGTTAATAATACTAATCTTAGTTATCTATCTACTTTGTGCCAATTGTGGTTAGCTGAGTATCCTAATTATGCTGTAACACCAGAACCAAATTATAATTATTTTCCAAGTTTCAATAATATTGGTATTTTTCAATTTACTTCAACTTATGTAGCTGGTGGATTAGATGGAGATATTGACTTAACTGGTATCACTGATAATGGTTATAAGAACGGTAATCCAGAGAAACCTAAGACACATACTCCAGCAGTAGATGCAGGTATCAAAGCTGACAATACACCTAAGCATGATATTACAGTAGGATACACTGTTAAGGTAAATTATTCTGCTAGTCGTTGGGCTACAGGTCAATATATTCCAAGTTTCATCAAGGGTAATTCATATAAGGTTATCCAAGTATCTGGCAATAAGGTATTATTAGACGGTGTTATGTCTTGGATTAATAAATCTGATGTTGAAATTCTTCAAACAACAGCTCCAGTTCAATCTAACAACTTAAGTTACTATACTGTTAGATATGGTGATACTTTAGGTGGGATTGCTTATAGATATGGAACAAGCTGGCAAAGCTTACAAGCGTTGAATGGTTTAAGCAATCCTAACTGGATTTATCCTGGACAACGTTTGAAAGTAACAGGTAGCGTATCTAATCAACGAACATATACAGTACGTTATGGCGATACTCTATCTGGTATTGCATACCGTTATGGCGTGAATGTGTACACACTAGCACGTAACAACGGTATCAGTAATATTAACTGGATTTATCCTGGACAAAAAAGCTACGCTATCTCCCCGGTGATTATTGATGGATCGTTCCTTCAATTTTTAATTTTTTAACATATTTACAAGCTCACCTTTATTGGTGGGCTATTTTTTTGCACTTTTTTCATCTAAAAAATTAATGTAAAATGGTACATGACGAGATGGAGCGTGATATACATGGGCTATAAAAGCTATGAATACGAATTGTTAGCTGAAGTAAAGCAAGATTTAGATGAATTCGGTAGTGATTTGCAAGTTATTGCTATCTACTCAATTTTTCCAGAAGATCCAGATAAGTATTATATAACTGATTACATTTGGGGAGAGCCAGTGCATGACAGTGATATAGATATTTATAAAGAAGAGCTTGAGATACATAAGAAGGAGCTTGAAACAATTAAGTTTACTAAACATGAAGAAATGACAATCAGGCAATTATATAATAGACTTTTGAAACAAAAAAATTAAAAAAGAGTATATGCAAAATTAGTAGTTAATGGTATTATGTGTATATGGAATTTAAATCTTGAGGTCGGAAGATCACAGGAGGATTAGTTTCAGTAGAATGTTAAATCGAGAGACTCTGCTATAACGGCAGGGGCTTTTTTTGTATATTTTTTTTGCATTTTCTATTTACTTTGTATCCAAAGTAGTGTATTATAATAGATGTAAAGAGTTAAAGAAGTTAAAAATTGGAGGAACGTAAAATGAGTAAGAAGCAAATCATGAAACAAGCACATAAAATTGCAAAGAAAATTGTTAAAGAAGTAGGAAATTATATGGTAGCTTTAAAATTAGCTTTAAGGAAAATTTGGGCTATGGTTAAAGCAGGCAGAAAAAGAATGTCAGACAGTGCATTCAAAGGTGCTGTATATGAATTGACACATAAAAAGAGAGAATATAATGGTCCAGAATTTTTCTGGTTGGGTAGCAAAGGTATCCCAGTTTGGTTAATGGATAACAACCTAGACCAAACAGAATTGTGGGGAGCTCAATTAGCATACAACATGTATGCAGAACGTGAAACTGAAAAAGCAGCCTTAATTGTTTTCGAAACAGATTTCGGAAACATAAAAATGTGGGCTCCAAAGTCTGTAATTAAGGGATTTTAATAAAAAAGGAGAAATTATAAATGATAAACGAAAAAATAACAGTCCAATACTATATCAGAAAAGATAATAGAAAAATATTTTTCGACTATAAAAAGGTTGAAGGACCAGGCGAAAAGGCTTGGTTAGTCGATACAATTGATAGAACTGAAGAGTTTACTACTTTCACTAATAAAGGTAAGGTAAGTAAACCACAACGTAGCAGATACGAAGAAGTAAACGAAGAAGCTGAAAGAAAGCTTCAAGAACGTTTAGCCTTAAAGGCTCAAACAAAAATCGATTTGCCTAGAGCTATTGAGTTAGCTAAGGTAGTCGATGAAGCTTTCAAAGACAAGATGAGCGATCTATTCTTAGAATACGATTATGTTGAAGAAGGCGATTTTGACGATAGCAAAACACCAGGTTGGGTTACTATCAAAGTCAAAACTAGTCATTCAAATTGGTATGACAATGATGACGTGTTTAATGCTCCTTCAACATACTATTACCAAGTTCCTATTGAAGTTGAGAAAGAAGCTAGAGAACTACAAGCAATTCGTAAGAAACATCAAGGCGATGATACTTTCAGCTTCTGGAAGTGCGATTACTACAAAAGACAAGTTAGAGTAGCAGACCACTCTAACTATTAAAGGAGAATGAAAAAGATGATGAAATTAATAAAAGGCAGAAAGTACAATACTGATACTGCCAAACTCATTGGAGTTGTTGGCGAACAACAAAAGTTGTATAGCAAACGTACAGGAGAATTTTTTCTGTATTTTGTTGATAAAAAAATAGTGCCTTTGAGTTTTGACAAAGCTAAAAAAATTGTCAAAGAAAAGTTAGATCAAGATATATATAATCAACTTTTCGAAAATAATGGTTCTGAAAAAGTTTCAGTGTGGATTGATACCAAAGTTGCTCAAGACGCTAGGAATGCAGCGGTGGAAAGAAACGTAAGACTAAATACTTTAGTCAAAGAAGCGATTTGTGAATATCTAAATATAAAAAAATAATTGGAAACAAAAAACAAACTCCACTCAGAAATGTGGAGTTTATAAATTAACCATTAATGTACCAATGACATTGTAACACATAATATATGCTATAATACAGTTGTCTATATCTTAGAATGAGTCTGCCTTAATTGGCAGGCTTTTCTATTTTTGGGTTTTGCATTTTGAAAATGCTAAACCTATTATTAAAAAACAGCCTATTTTTAACAATAGGATAGTTCATAGCTTGGCTATCGTTAAAAAATAGGCTTTTTTTAATTTTAGATATAAAAAACAAGCCCTAAATTACAATAATTAGGACTCTGTTAGTTTAACTCCTACACTTAGAGTTTGCTAAACTTGGGCTTTCAATAATATTATATCACAAAAAAATTTAGAACATGTCATTTCAATCAGAGTAAATCCATGTCTAAAATTATTTATTATATATTTGAAAAATTTGATAAAAACTATTGTATAATTG